ATCAGTTTATCTATTCAATTCATTGGTGCTGGTATTAAGACTGTTGTTGGTGATATTGGTCTATTACTTACTGAACTTGGCATTCTTGCAGATAAACAAGTAGCAAAGATTAAAACAGACAAAGAAGAACTAACAGTCGCACAGAAACTTGCTAAAGCATTTATGTTGAAAGACAAGTTACTTATAGATTTAACTATTGCTACTGGTAATTATAAAAAGGCTGTTGAAAAACAAATTGAAAAAGTTGATGAACAAATTGATAATCTTCAACAATATGGTGATGCACATCACGATGTAAAAGAAAAGATAAAAGAATCTAAAAAGGCTCACGCTGAATTAATTAAAGAATTGCCAAAATTAAATGACATTGGTAACGACGTTGCTAGATCATTTGGTCAAGTGTTTGCTAATATGGCGATGGGTGTTAAAACATCATTTAAGGATATGGCACGTAGTATTCTTGCTCGTTTACTTCAAGTCAGAATGGAAGCATTAGCAACTCAAGCTATTTCTGGATTTGCTGGTGGTGGTGGTATCTTAGGCACTATTGCTGGGTTCTTAACAAAGCATACTGGTGGTGAAGTTAAACATTCGGGTGGTATGGTTGGTGTTCCATCATTCCACACTGGTGTTCGATCAGATGAACGTATGGCTAAACTACAAGTTGGTGAAGCTGTTATTAATCGTGGCGGTGCGGCTAAGAATAGAGCATCCATTGAAGCAATGAACAAAGGATATTTGGTGAAGCTGTTATTAATCGTGGCGGTGCGGCTAAGAATAGAGCATCCATTGAAGCAATGAACAAAGGATATAGTGTCGGTGGTGGTGTTAGTCAAGTAACAACTGCCGAGATTAACTTTAACGTACAAGCCATTGATGCCGTATCATTTAATAATTATCTTGTAAATAATAGAGGTACAATTGAGGGCATTATTAATTCATCTCTAACAAGCAATGGTTCAGTTAGAAGAACAATCAAGCAAGTAGTCTAATGAATAATCTTACAGCAACTTTACTGGCTAATCATAGCCACTTTAATGTTGAGGAATGGCTAAAGCGGGGTAACGCATTAGAGTTTAATTCTGGCAAGAATCAGAGGATTGTTAATTCATCTATTCCAGCGATTGAAATACAGATTAGTTATAAAAATCTTAACTTTACTCAATTCAATGATTTAAAAGAATCATACGAAGCCAATCACTCTAATACGGTGATTATTGATGTTGATGATATTCACGACTTGCGACCAGATGTAATGGGTATTAATTCAAGTGTGTGGGCGTTTAAAGAGTTTAAGTTTAGAGTTACAGCACCAACGGTTTATAACGGCACGATTAAATTAATATCAAGTGTATTCTTTAACTATACAGAATACCAATCAGCCTTTAGTCAATCATCAAGTTACACACCAATCACATCAACAGATGATACATTTGAAGTCGTATTAAATACAGCCACACCATACCAAATAGATTATGAATATATGTCTAATTCAATCTTTAGTAATATCGGTCAATCAGCAAGACACATTAAAGATAAGAACGGTTTACGCAAGAAGTGGGTATTAAACTGGTTATTACAAGAAGCAGACTTCTTGAAGATATTAAAATACTATCGTCAAAAGGCTGGGATTATGGGCGTGTTTGGTATTCCAGAAGATGGTTCGCCATATATTAACCCAGAAGAATACATAGTTAATGTTGATGATTATGTTGTTACTGATTATATTGTTAGTAATGAAGAATACTTAACTAAAGCTATGTTTATGAAAGACAGTTTTAAATACTCAAGGCGTGTTGATAATATGTATATATGTAAGGCTGATATTATCGAGGTGCTTAATTGAAAACCATAACTAATGATGTTCGATCAGATGATGCTCTTGCTGTTATTCATCTTTTTGAATTTGATATGTATAACTTGGATAACACGTTTGATGAAACGCTTTACTTTACGGATAATGATTTATTTGTATATGACGGCACGAATGAATACACACCACTATCCATTACCTTTGATCGTTTAGTAGAAGATTCATCTATGGCTTCTGATTCAATTAATGTATCTATTGATAATATTAATGGTGCTTTAACTACTAAAGCATTAGCGTCTGAATGGCGAAACAATAGATGTAAGATAATCAGAGTGATGTTCACACCACCCGCACAAACTGTAGGCTCAGATACATACGAATTTGGTGTAGCGGATAATTCAACGGTGGCTTATCCACGACTTGAAATTGCTGCATTTACTAAAGACTCTTATACTTTGTTTGAGGGTGTAATTGACACATTCTCGGCAACATCACAAGCACTACAAGGTACATTGACCACAAAGTTCACTCATTGGGCAAAACCATATCCAGCAAGAACCTATAATCAGAATGAATTTGCTTCAATTGTAGATGCTATTAATGACACTGTATATTGGGGCAGACAAAACACATAATGAATAATTGTTTTACTACTACCTATAATTATCTTAACTTACGATATGCTTTGCCACATAAATGGAAAGGATGGACTGTTAAAGATATGGACACATTCGTCAAAGATGAAAAGAAGTTCTTAGGTCGTAAAGACCATATTGCTTTCTTTAGAAGTTTTTGCTCAAAAGTGAAAGATGCTAAAAAAGACGATATAGTGCTGACTCGTACTTCAGTTGGTGTTGCTATTAATCAATTTACCTATTGGGTTTATAACGAAGATATGGAACGCACAGTACATAAGAAATTAGACGAGAGTTGTTTGATTATGAGGATTAATAATGGGTGATACAGTTAAGGTTATTGCTGGTTTAGCATTAGCATACTTCGCACCAGTATTAGCTGGATTAACAACTAACATCTGGGCATACGGTGCTGTTTTAGTTGGTGCTACTTTGGCTGGTGCTTCAATCGCTGGTTCTGCTCTGACACCAGATGTAGCTGATGTTGGCGGCACAGATTCATATTCTGGTATTAAATTACAGACACAGAAGTCTAACACTAACCCAGTTCCGATTATATATGGCAAACACCGTATTGCTGGAAATATCATCTACCAAACAACGAATACCGCTATTTCTGGTGATGATGCGGCTAAAGGTTATAATCGAGATTATTGGTCGGTCATTGCTATTGCTGGACACGATATAAATACAATCAACAAGATATATGGTAACGAAGAAGAATTAACCTTAATTAGTGGCAACAAATATCAAAGTTCTGGAGCGCAAATTAAATGGTATGACGCTTCATCTACATCAACAAGCCTAAATACTGTGAATTTTGTAACTGATACTGCTGGTTCTGAATCAACTGGCTCAACGCTTGGTCTTGATAATATTACTATTCCAGCTGATGTTGCTTATTTAGCGGTTCACCAAATATTTGATGGTCAGCAGAATAATAATACCCAGCTCGTTAATCTTACTGTTGAGATGGAAGGCAAAGAGATTAGAACAATTACTGATGCTTCAACGATCAGTACAGCAACAACTTATTCAACTAATCCAGCAGAGATTGTATTAGACTTATTAACAACTGCTTTATCTATTGATGATGCTGATATTGATATTGCTACATTCTATCAAGCCAAGACTGATTGTAATACAAACAGTTGGTCTTGTAATTATGCTTTAATACAACAAGCAAATATTCAATCTATTATTCAAGATATATTAGCAACTTGTCGTGGTTCTATTGTTCATTCAGATAGTAAGTGGAAGTTGAAGATCGATACTAAATCACAATCAACTATTGCTGCTTTAACTGATGATGATTTTATTAATAATAGCCTTAATATATCAATGAAAGGCAACAGAGATATTGCTAATAAGATTATTGTTAAATATGTTAATCCAACCGACAATTGGTTATCAGCACAAGTCGTTAAAGAAGATTCAACACTACAAGCATTAGATGGACAAATAGTTGAAAAGACTTTAGATATTAAAGGCATTACTAATGCTACACAAGCTGGACAACTTGGCGAAATCACTTTGAACACAATGCGTTATAGTGAAGATGTTTCTGGAAACCGTATTAGACAAACACCATTAGCACTATCATTTGCCACCACAGTTAAAAATGCTCATTTAGAAGTGGGTGATATAATATCAATTAATCACGATGTGTTAGATAGAGTGCGTAAGTTTATGATATTATCAACAGAAACCGATCAGAGTGGATTAATTCAAGTTTCTTGTCGTGAATATTGCGAAACACATTATAAGGATTCATCTGGTACTTATTTAATATAGGATAGATTATGGCTATTACAACAAGGTCTGGCAAGGGAAGTGCTTTATCTCACAGTGAGATGGATGCTAACTTTACTGCTATTGCTGAAAAGACAGCAACTACTGGTTCAGTTAAGATGCCATCTGGCACAACCGCACAAAGAGATGGTACACCAACTGCTGGTTATTTAAGATTCAATTCAAGTGATACTTCATTTGAGGGATATGACGGATCGGCTTGGGGTGCTATTGGTGGTGGTGGTAATACCGTAACAGAGGGATTATTTGAACACGCTAATACTATCAGTGCTAACTATACAATCGCTTCTGGCAATAACGCTATGAGTGCTGGTGAAATAACCATTGATACTGGCGTTAGCGTAACAGTACCAACTGGTTCAACTTGGACAATCGTGTAAGGATATATTATGGCTAAATTAAAAATTCAAGGTAATGCGAGTGGAGCAGGTATATTTACTATCACCCCACCAGCAACAGCCACAGATAGAACAGTAACCCTGCCAGATGCTACTGGTACTCTAATTAATACAGCACCTTCTACAAGTGGTAATGTCTTAACCAGTGATGGTACTGATTGGACAAGTGCTGCGGCTGCTGGTGGTGGTTTGTATGCTTCGGTTGCTATTATCTGTGATGAGAAAGCATACAATGTTGGCGGTGGTACTTTTTCAAGCGGTGCTTGGCGTACACGAGATTTGAATACAGAGATTAG